CCTATTACAATGATTGATGCTATTCTTGAATATTGCACAATCAAAAATGTTGAAGTTGAAACTGCCGCATCTTTAATTACGCCTCGCATGAAATCTGCTATTGAAGGTGAAGCGATGAAGCTAAAGATGATTGCACCAAAAGCAAGATTGCCTATTGAGGTGGATGATTAATGAAAATGGATGCTATAGACGCATACAAAGTTTATTTGGGAGTTAAAAATCACTTCACGCAAGATAGCTACGATTGGTTCAAGTACAACAAGAAAGTCAATGTCACATACGATTCTTTTTTGAAACGTAAAGACAAAATCTTTTTTGCTAAACTCGGTAATCGTAAGGATGCTTACTTAGAAGAATTTTTAGTTTCTAACTTCTTGCACGACACAAAAATTTGGGTTGGCGAACTTCTATCTGAAGAGTGTGAAGAACGCTACAAAGAATGGAAACGTAAACAAGAATCTTTAACGTATGTATTTAAAAATGAGATGGATTTTATCTCTGGTTGGAAGCCAGACGAACTGAATGAATTTTTTAATGCTAAAGGTGTCGATCATCCACCAATCATCAAGAAATATTTAAGAGGAGAAATCAGTCTGGAGACACTAGCAATATTGAATTCACTATTGCATTTTGTCAAAAGGTATGATACAATGATACATGATCCAATCTACAAAGAGGTAAGCAAGTTATGCAAAAAGTACCAGCCCTTTTTAAATTACGATACGGCAAGGATGAAAAAGTCACTCAGAGAATTAGTAGTGACGTAGTGGTGTCGGCAGTAATGCGTAAACCTAGTAAGGTTTGCCGACTATTGACACCTTTAGAGAATTATGATAGACTATATACTATAGTAGATTATGATAAAAGTGGACAAGCAAAACATACATTTAATACTTAACATACAAGGAATATACTAATATGGCATCAACATCATTTGCAGATTTGAAAAAGTCACGCACCAAAGATTTGGAAAAACTCACAGACGCAGTTTCCAAACTCACAAACAAAGAAGAAGGTAAGAAGTCTTATGAAGACACCCGATTCTGGAAACCCACAGTAGACAAAGCAGGTAATGGTTTCGCAACGATCCGTTTTCTTCCCGCACCCGCAGGCGAAGATGTACCTTGGGTTCAAGTATTCAATCATTCATTCCAAGGTCCTGGTGGATGGTACATTGAAAATTCGTTGACTACACTCAACAAGAAAGACCCTGTGTCTGAACACAATAGCATCCTTTGGAACTCTGGTTCTGATGCTAACAAAGATATTGCACGTAAACAAAAGCGTAAGTTGCAGTATATCGCAAACATCTATGTTATCAAGGATCCTGCAAATCCTGATAATGACGGAACAGTTAAATTGTTCAAATTCGGTAAGAAGATTTTCGACAAGTTGAATGACTTGATGAATCCTGAGTTTGAAGATGAAACTCCTGTCAACCCATTCGACCTTTGGGAAGGTGCGAACTTCAAATTGAAGATTCGTAAAGTTGAAGGTTATCAGAACTATGATAAGTCTGAATTTGAATCACCAGCACCATTGTCTGGCGATGAAGATGACTTAGAACGTATCTGGAAGCAAGAGTTTAGTTTGTCTGAATTCTTAAGCGAAAAGAATTTCAAGTCTTATGATGAATTGAAAGCACGTTTGAACAAAGTGCTTGGGCTTGAAGATGGTTCTGCTGGAGATAATTATTACTCTACTAAACCTAATGTACCAGTTACTGCTTCAGAAAAACCTGCATCATCACCTGCTAAGAAAACTACAGTAGCAGACTTAGTTGATGATGATGAAGATTTGAGTTATTTTGAAAAACTCGCTGAAGATTAATATTTCGTAATCTCCTTTGTGACTTTGGGGAAGCAATAAAATGCTTCCCTTTTTTTATGCAGGCAATGCAGTATTCACATCAGCATCTCTAATAGCGTTTCTAGATTTGCTTAACAGACTTGTGTAGTATGTGTTAACAGATTGATTGTTTGTCTGGCTGTTATCTGCATTCGTAACAACATTCACGTTACCTGTTGTTCCTGTTGTACCTGTTGTTGCGGCAACAGATGTGCCACCAGTGATAGTTCCTGAAGTTGTTGACAATGTTGGTGTTACTATATCAGCTAAGTCAATACCATTATTGTTAGTATCGTAAATTACTTTACCATTCTTATCAATCATTAATGCATTAGCATCATAGACTTTTTGTTTGACTTGAGTTGTGAAACCAGTATCATCAGTAACACTTACCATTTTTTCTGTAAATGGAGCCTCAACATACTTGCCTTCTTTTGCACTCCAAATCATTGGCGGAGTTGCCGCATTATATTCATCTGCACCAACTGCGGCTTGAGGTGTATGCGCCCTGCCTTCTAAGATAAGCGCATCTTGTGCGGGAGTAGCGCCAAACACACCTTGTTCTTTCGTAACATCAATTTTATTAGTACCAGTACTCAATTCTTTAATTAAACCTTTTGATACTGTACCATAAGTTTTAGAATTTAATATCTTAGATGCTTTATCAATAGCATCTGTTTTAGCCGCATAGGCGGTTTTGAAAGCATCTGCAACATGTTTAACAATTTGTGATGCCGCTTTTCCTGCTGAGAAATCTTTTCCTGGTGCGCCCAATGCTAAATCATTTCCGGAAGATGTTGGATCACCTGTTCGTAAACTAATCGTTACATTATTCTTATCAATCGTACACATAATAAAATCAAATGGAGATTGTTCTTTTGTTTGAACTTCTGCTTCTTTAGCCGCATTAAATCCAACCCTAATCATAGAGTCTGCAAAATCAACCCATCCTTGTGGAGTCGCTTCTCTTGGCGCTTGTAAATCTGTGATAGCACCAATGTTGTTATTTCCTCTAACACGAATGATACGCCAGATTTGAGGATTTGGTTGTGGAGGAGAACTGCCACCACCACCAAATAGTCCTCCAACAAAACCACCTAAGAATCCACCAACGATTCCCCCAATACCAGGAAGAATCATATTACCAATTGCTTGACCAATGTAAACACCAGCGGCTGTTGTGGCGGCACCTGCTATGTCGCCTTTAAATAATTTTATAACAGCACCTGCATAAGGCAATGCTTCACTTATGAATTCAAATCCTGGAAGAAGTGATGTTGCACTCTCGGCACCTTTTTTGACAACTTCACCACCCGTCATGGCGGCGCCCAGATCGGCATCAGCCGCATCAATAGCATTAAAATATGCTTTCTGTCCTTCAGTATATCCACCAGCCCATGATGGTGCGGCCATTTGATAACTGTTTTGTAAACTAGATAATCCACCGCTAAAACTTTGACCTATTTCTGTACCTTTGAATAAATCAAATGCTTTACCACCAACATATGATAGTCCTTTATTAACTGCAAAAGATGCAAGCATACCCATGTATGGATTTTTAATTCCAAGGGACTGAACAATTTTGGACGTGACGGCAGACTTACCTAAATCGAGAGCCATGTTACCAACCTCAGCAAGAGGTCCACCTCCGCTAAAGAATCCTCCGCTACCTCCACCACCGCCAATAGAAATATTTGTTCCGCTACCAGTTGTTGCTCTAGATTCTAGAAGCCTGTTAGTTAATATCTGCTGTTCATATTGTGATTCACTAACCATTTTCTGTGCAATGGCTCTTTCTTCACTACCTTTTTCTGCATCTAAAAATCTTTGTCTTGAATCTATCTCTGATTGTTTTGCAACATTAAGTTGTTCTGCAATAGTTTTTGTTTGTTCGGGCATGTTATCTTTAATAACAACCATGCCATCTTTGTTCAATTGCAAGTATGGATTATTCTGTGCGGCCGCCTGCAATGTACCTGTTGAAGGCATTCCGGGTCCCGACATTCCTGTGGGCATACCGCCATACTGTCCATTGAATCCACCGAACGCACCCATCGTTTTCATTCGTGGATCCATGTTAGGCATGTTAAGTGGACTAGTTCCTAATGCACTATCAATGGGCGCCATCATCGATGAACCCAATACATTCGCCATGTAGCTGATACCTTCTTGTGGAGATGCGAAACCATATTTCGCAAATATAGTTTCAGGTCCAAGTGCAACTTGACCTCCACTCACACCATAGATAATTTGTTCAAGCGCAGTTAACTTACCTTGTTGTGTTCCTTTAGCAAGGTTGCCTAAAATCTGTCCACCAAGAATATTTGCTTGGTCAGAATTCATTCCCATCGAACCAAAAATACCTTGTGCTACAGACCTAGCACCAACTTCCATATAGCCTGTTGCGGCTTTACTGAAGATTTGTCCGAATGCAGGACCATACTGCTTACCAAATATTGATGTTCCGAGTTTAGTAAGTGCTGGTGTTAGACCCAACATTTTGTTAAGTTGTTCACCTCTGTACAATTGTCCTGATGCTGTTCGTTGACTAACATTCTTATATCCACCTGGATACAATGCATTCATTAATGTTCCAGAAATAGTTTTAGTTAACTGTCTCTGTAAACTATCAGTGAATGTTTTATTTGTTCTAGCTAGAATATCTTCAGGTGTTTTAAATTTACCTTTAGACATTGTAATTCGATTACTCTTAACTTCATTGGCAGTAAGACGAGTGTTCTCTTTGATACCGCCTAATTCTTTAAGAACTTCTTGAGTGCGTTTATTAGTCTCACGTTCTG